CCTCTGCCACTAATCGGTCTAAAGGGTACACCTCTACCTACGGGTAGAGCTCTTGATCTGCCTCCAATTAATTTTTTTAACAAAGCCATTATGACAACCTCTTATCAGTATCTTCAAACATGTCCATAAGCATACCTAAGTTCTTAGCACCTTTTTCTCTGTTCGGTTTACCGTCTGGTGTCAGCATAATTGAATCTTTAGATTTAGATATATCAAAAGCACCAGCGCCATTATTTGCTGAGGCGGTAAAAACATACTCACCATCACTCAACATAGCCGGTATGTCATCAGATGTGCCTGTACCAATACCTATTGTTGGCCCACCTACTTGACGGTAATCTAATTCAAATAAATCTGGGTTGAGTGGTCCGCCATTTGCAAATCCTGGTCTACCCATAGCTGTACCGCCGTATGCCATTCCTGGTCTTACTCCTAAATCAAACCCTTGGAATACGGGCTGAGGAGCTAGATCTGGTCGTCTTGAAGCTCTAATGTCACGTAATCCACCAACTCTATCTTCAGCTGCTCTTTTTGTAGCTAATCCATATAAAGCTGCTAATGCTGCTAGACCACCTCTTGAGTCACCCGTCTGTTGTCCTTTAATAACATCCTCAATACCTTTTACTGGACCCGGAGTATCAAAACCAAAAAAACTACCTCCATCTCGCACCGGATCTGATTTTTTACCTTTGAAAAAATCTTCTATCAAGCCGAGCCTACTTTGTCCTGGAGTGCCGCCAAATAAATTAAATCCTAAACCTGCTTGTTGAGACTGAGGTTGTGTTGCCCTTAATCCTGCAACAATCTGGTCTGGAGTGTAGCCCTGACCATCAGGACCTCTAAATAACCCACTTTCACCCATAGGAGTAAAGTTTTCAGTTATATATCTCATTTCTTCTTGGCTTAATTGATAATTTGGAGCACCATAGCTGGTTGGTATAAAACCACCACTAGGATCCATTTGTTGCTCTACACCAGCTTGCATTTGTCCTGGTTGGAAAAAACTACCTATACCTCTTCTTATGTTTGGTCCTAATTTTCCTCCAGCTATACCTATAGCGTCTTTAGCAGGGTTAAAAAAACCACTTAAACCAGCTCTAAATTTACCACCAGCTCCAAATATTTTTCCTGTTGTTGCTTTTGCTGCTCCCTTACCTAGAAAACCTGCTAGAGGTCCAGCACCTGCAAACCCTGCTATACCTAATGCTGGAACAACAATAGGTGCTACTTTTTTTACTACTTTTTTGAGTTTTTTACCTAATTTTTTAAGAAATCCAAACTCAGCCATACCTGTAATTGGATTAATTGACATACCTTGACCTACAGTATATTCATTTGGATCAAGCCCTACAGCCATCATTTCTTGTTGTATGGCTTGTTGTGTTAGTGGAGATATTACCGGCGGAACTACCATTTCTCCTGGTGCAACGTGGGCCAGCATACTATCCTCGTTTCTACCTAATCTTGCTATTCCTTCACCTGAGTTGTCAATTTTATTCATGCTCAAATCATTCCTCGTTACATGTTAACCAAAATACCAAAAGGTATCTATCTCCTGATTCTACTGCTAGCCCTCTATGCATATGCGTAAAACTAGGAAAAATTAGAGCGTGGCCTGTAGGTAATGGCTCGACTGTACCACGTTTTAAAAACTCAGTTCCGCCACCTTTGTACTTTCCGGTATTCAAAGGAACTACCATACTTATATCGGCACTTGCATCATGATGCCAAGCACCTTGTTTTTTATCCTTTAAATTATAATTAGCTATTTGTATTCCGCCACCATCTACGTAGCGATTCCAAATATTTAAAAATATCGGATTTCCTATAGTATATATCGTTTGCATCAAAGAATAAAAGATTTCTGGACAATTATCTTGAAAAGTAATTTCTGGTATTTGACGTAACTCATCCTCTTCTGCATTAGGATTAAAGCCAAAATGAGCCTCTAAACTCTTCATTTCATCTAAAATTATGTTGCAAAACTTTTCTGAAAAAAAAGGTACTGTATACACATCTTTTAAAGGCTCTTTTATTATTTTGTCTAGTTTTGTGTTTTCTCTTGGTTTCGTGCCGCTATCTTTATAAAATTTAACTATAGGCTGTATAGAATCTTTAACTGCGTTGAAAGTATCTTTTTGTATATACCAATCAGCAGGATACTTTAGCAAAAGGTTTTTAATTTGGTAATTAAGATCTTCTGCTGTATTACTCATAAAGTTATTGTAGTAGAACCTGCTATATTTACTGTAACCGTTCCAACATTAGATGTCATTTCAAACCCTTTATTTAAAGTCCTATCTCCTATATCAACCCATTTATTACCTGTATAGACCTGTAAAACACCAATAGTTGTGTTCCAAACAATACTACCATCATTAAACTGAAGTGTATTTTTTTCTTGGTCATTAATTTGTCTTACATTATCTAAATCAATTGCGCCTAAATTTATTTCAAGTAACCTTATAAGACGGTTGAAAAGCTCTGGAGATACGTCATTTTGGGCTAACGGCAACTGAGTCTGTAGCAACTTACTCATCTCTTACCGTCTGGTTTTATATCTATCCTAGTAGCTCCTAAACGCCACCCAACGCCTAAATTACCGTTATTATCTGCGTCGTCGTTAGATTCAATTCGTAGCGCCATTTGCCTTGCTCTAGCTCTTATAAAAGATTGTTGTGTCGTGCTTTTTATTTCATTAGTTGAGTTAGTGGTCAAAGAGTCGCCAGGAAAGTTTCTTGTTTTTACAACTACATTCACAGAGCAGTCATTTTGGTTTTCTATAAATTTAAAATCAGGTATTACCCTGCGGGCAAAAGCAAACTGATCTCCATCCCCAAGATCAAAATCAGAACTCTCAATAAAAACACCAGTCATAGGTGCTCCATCATCATCAAATCCTATTTCTTGTTTATACAAAAACCCACCACTTACAGCTCTAGGGTAATTTTCTATACCTGAGTCTAGCCAAGCAGTTCTGTTTAATTGACCATAGACCCAAGTCTGCTCTAAATAATTATAAATTACGTATCTGTCTATTGTGTTGCTGCCAGATGAACAATAGAACCAGCCAACTTCATTTTTATCTTTTATAGTAAACGCATGTATCTTAAATGATTGATCTAGATTTATATCGTCAAATACATAATTATGAACAGAACATGGCAAGGTGTTTACAGAGCCGTTATACAAATAAAAATTGTTATAACTCATAAAATATACTGCTGAAGGTGCCGTTACTGCCGCTTTTGGTGACACTAAACCAGTTCCTTCATTTATTAAGTTAACTGCAAAAGTAAACGGTGGGCCAATAAATTGCATACTATATAAAGCTGTATCGGTCCAGACTAAAATTTCTTGTCTAGACTTTACAGCACCAATAATAGATGAGCCTGATGACAATCTAAGTGAACCAGCCGTATTGGTAGATTTTGGTTCAAACTCAAGTTCGTTTTCTTGATCACTAAAAGCAATTAACATGGGATCTACTGTGCCTGTTCTAGACGTGCCACTAATAGGATCTGCTCCTAACACAATTAGATGTCTATCAATTTCAGAAGTAATTACTTGTAATGCCTTTGTTGGCACTAAATTAGCTCCTGAAACAGTTGATAAATTTACGGCTCTTGTGCCAGTACCGCCTGATTCTAACCATCTAAAAATACCAGCATTCCTTTGATTTATAATTAAATTTTCACCAAAATTATCATGTGTCCAAAGCCGTAGTTGATTTGTATCTGACAGAGCAGCAGCTTGCCCAAAAGCACCTACACCCCAACCATTTATGCCCCAACCAGTTCCAGGCACATATACATCTAAACCAACATTAACTTGATATGCACCAACAACTGAAGATCCACCATTACCAGTATCAGAAGAGTTTGCTGTTACTGTTGTACCACTGGTGTCTTTAGCTTCAATCGTATAACTGTTTGCATTTACCACAGTAGCTACTTGATATTCTTGGTTTAGAACTGCTGCTGTGATATTACCACCAAGCGAAGATGCGCCACTGAAAGTTACAAAATCGTTCTGCACTGCACCATGAGCAGTATCTGCAACTGTAATCGTAGCATCACCATTACTTGCAGAAAAAGTTACATCACCAGCACTTGTAGTTGTTCTGATTGGCGTAATATCATTAAAATTTAAACCTTCATTAATATAATATTTTAGATGCGTGCCTAAACCTAAATATTTAGCACCCTCTAATGAGATCCAAGCGTGCAAAGCTCGAGCTGTACCTAAGTAAGTATTTGATGTAACTTTTTCCCAGCCTGCAAATTTTTCAGGTCTGCCTTTCCTAAACCTTACAAGATTACAATCAAACCAACCGCCTTCATTATCGTATGCGGTGCCCTCTCTATTTATTCCTGGTTTAAATACTGTTTTTTGTAATGGCATATACTAAACCTCGTGCCATTCTTTACCTTCAAACAGTAAAGATTCTGCTAATCTTCTGCGCTCTAAGCCTGGTAAAACAACTTTTTCTCCATTTACACTTGCTTTATTCCATTTACGCATTTGATGTGGCACTTCATCTTTTTTATTTTCATTAAGAACTTTAAGCATAGTGCTACTATTAAGGTTAGAAGGACCTAAGTTATAAGTCCAAGCTACCAAAGCATCAAATTCATTTTGTTGTAATGGTACAATTACAGCATCACTTACATAAGCACCATACACAGGCAATTCCTCATTTAACCACTGATCAGCTTGTTCTTGTGTACAATGGTCGCCTTCTTTAACATTTTTTGTTCTGCCGTAAGCTATTGTCCAAACGCCTGCACTGCATTTATAGGCTTCTAGCTCACACCCTTCAAATTTTTTTATTAATTGTTTCCCTTCTTCTGAAATTTGCATTTTAATACTCTCCCCAAATCTTAGTTTTTTTACCGCCGTCATAAGCAACTGCATGACCTTCTTTAATAAGTATTTTACATATATCTTTACCATCTTCTGTATACGGTATACCCAAAATACGCCCATATTTACCTTTTCCTAAAGACTTGACTCTTATCTTTCCAGTGCATAATTCTGCTAATCTTGCTTTTGCCGCTAATCCAAGA